AGAGACTGATAGTTATTCTTATATATTGCAAGCATACATTAATTCAATCAAAACAGAATTAAGAATAGTTGGTTATTTAATACATGATAAATCAATATTTGATGAGTGTTTTTTACATAAAGGAGATTTTACTATCACTAAAGGTAATTTAGAATATTTAAAACAACAAGCAAATCAATTATTATATGGAACTACAGAATAAATTTGAAAAAATAATTGGAGATAATACTGAAGTATCAACAGCAGGTAATATTATAGCAGATAAATCAGCTAAAGAATGTACTAAATTATGTTTAGAAGAACAGATTAAAGTTTTAAATTCTATATTATCATATTGTCAAGGAGCTACAGAAGATATGATATATGATTATTCAAAAGAATATAAACAAGAATTACAACAACAATTAAAAGATATAGAAAATAAGTAAAATAAAAGTAACATTTCATGAAGATAATGAAGAACTTATTTATGTCCAAATTAATATTGATAAAGAAAGTATTTTAAACATTGAAAAACCAAATATATGAAAAAATACTATCGCAAAATGTTGTAATAATAAAATTAATAATAAACGAATTAAATATTTTTTTAAATGGAAAAAATAACTTATGAGCAAGCTATAAATGCTGTTAAAAAATTAAAAGATATAGGTTATAGTAATGCAGATAACCTATTAAAAGAAATTGAACAAAAAAATATAATTTTAAAAGCTAATGAATTAGGATTTAAAATTGGAGATAAAGTGTGGAATAAACAATATAATCAATATTGTGGTGTTATAAAAACATTTTATTTAGCAAAAGATGGTAAATTATGTGTATATACAGACCATGATATTAAAAATAATTTTACATTAGAACATCTTACTAACAAAGTAGCAGTACATTGTCCTACTAAAGAAGATTTTGAGTTTATAAATAAATTATTCAATTATATACCACATTCTATAATAAATGATTATAACGATTGTGAACCTTGTATATTAGTAAATGATAAAATTTGGGATAATAAAACACATTTACGATTATTAAATTATTTAATTTTATCAATAGATGAATATTGTAAAATAAATATTGACAATTATTCGTCTAATTAATATTTTTTATATAACTTTACCGAAATAATTAAAAAAAATATTAATATGCGGAGTTATATAATTTATAAATTAATTAGTCCAAGCGGTAAACAATATATAGGACAAACTTATAACATACAAAAAAGATTTTATCATTATAAAAGAATTAATAAAATAACATTTCAAAGATTATTATCAGAAGAAATATTAAAATATGGATTTGATAATTTTAAAAAAGAAATATTATTTAGTAATTTAACAAAAGAAGAAAGTGATAAAAAAGAAATAGAATTAATTTTTGAGTTAAAGAAATACCCTGATATTTGTTTAAATATCTCAAAAGGAGGTGATTGTGGATTTCCAGATACAATAATTACATATAAAGTAGATATTAATGGTAATATATTAAAAAAATATAGTTCTACTGTTGAAGCTGCTTTAGATAATAATTGTAGTGAATTTAATATTGCTTCTGCAAATAAAAGAAAAAGTTTTTATACTAATAATATGTTTTTTATTTATAAAAAATATTATGATGCAGGATTATTTAAGAATAGGCTAATAAAAGGAGAATATTTAACAAAACCCATTATATTATTAAATGATAAAGGTGATTTTATAAAAGAATTTAAAAGTGCAAAAGAAGCTATTAAAGAAATAAATACTACTGTTGGAAATATTAGTCAGTGTGCTACAGGTAAAAGAAGAAGAGATAATGATTATATTTGGGTTTTTAAAAAAGATTATAATGTAAATAAAGATTATTCTTTAAAAAACTTGAAAGTCATTTAAGTAAAAAAGTAATACTAATAAATAGAGTTGATAATACAGAAATAATTTGTAATTCTGTATATGAAGCATCTAATATTGCTAATGTAAGTAGAATGGCTATTATAAATATGTGTAATAATAAAACTAAAAAAATTTTTAAACGATATAAATATATTGCAAAATGGATTTAAAAGAACAAAATTATAAAAATGCTTTATCTTGTGCAAAATATTTACAAGATATAAAATTAATAAATAAAATAAATAATAAGTATTTCTCAGAAAAAGGTATTAAACCATTATTTATGACGGAAGATAAAGTTAATATTTATAATCATGAACAAACTATATATTATATTTATACAGATAAAAGAATTATTATAATAAATTAAAATACGAAAAAAATTAAATGAATTAAAAGAAAAATATAATCAAAAATGAAACAGATAAAACCTGTATTAGAAGGTATATATAAAGACCTTTCTTTAAGAAAACGAGTTGTTCCTATATTTATGGGAAATCCTGGTTTAGGAAAAACATTTTTAGTTAATGAATTTGTTCAATTTGCAAATGAAAATAAAGTTAATTTTATAGATTTTTTTAATACAAATGAAATTAATCCAAAAGTAATTGAATATATTGGCTCTCAAGTTTCACCATTAGAAATAAGTGGAATTGGAATACCTGATAAAGATTTAAAAACGATGGTATATTATAATTTTGATAAACTTACTAAATTAAAAGATGGCGATATTTTATTTTTTGATGAATTACCTAATAGCAATCCTTCTGTATTTAATGCTTTATTAACATTAATTGAGAATAGAGTTATGATGTCAGGAGATAAATTACCTGATATTATGATAATAGCAGCAGGTAATTATCAAGGATTAACACCAATGACACCACAAATTAAACGTAGATTTATATGGTATGATGTTAAATTTAATAGTGATATGTGGAAAAATTTTATGCTTAAAAAATATAATATGCCTTTTGAAATATCAAATAAATTATGTGAACTAATAAAAAATGAAGAATTTACAGGATATAATTTTAATACACCAGCAGATTTAGATAAAGCTACCGAAATGATTATAAAAAATGTATATACACCTTATGAAAAAATGATAAAACCTATATTACAAACATTAATTGAAAATAAAGATGAAGATATATTATTATCTGAATGTGAAAATAGGATATGGAAATTAGGAGAAATGATAAGTTGGTTAGAATTAATAAAATATAAATTTAATATAACAAATAATAAAAAAACAGAAATAATTAATGATTTTAATATTTTAATATTAGATGAAAATAATGAAGTTATAGGAAAAATAAAAAATATAGAAATATTAAAAAAATTATATTATTTTAATGAATTAGAAATAAATGATATATTAAATGGTGTACCTCGCTTCCCCCCAGCCACCCGCTGCCTGCCATCCGATCCTTTTCGGATTTGTTTTAAATTAAATATATAAAAATTTTTTGAGTATAAAAATAAAATAAAATAAAAATTAAATGGAAAAATTAAAAAGTAAAAAATTTAAAATACCTGATATATATTTTATATCAGATAGAAATGAAATAAAAGATATTCCAATAGGATTACCTTATGTTTATGGTAATGAAAAAGATAAAATACATTTTATACAATTATTAGAATGGGAAGTACTTTATCAAAAACTTGTTAAAACAGGATTGCCATTTAACTGGGAATTAATATTAAAAGAACATGGATATAGTCCAACAAGAGCACATTGGCATAATGCTATATATTATAATTATATAACTTCTGATGAAAATTATGATAAAATTATACAAAATGAAATAAATTTATTAAATAATGTAATTCCTACTGATGATTTTAAAAAATACATTAATGATTGTTCTGCTTTAATTAATATGGATAAATTAAAAACATTAAAATTAATTCCTGATTATCAAAATATTATAGAAGAAGCAGTAAAAACAAATATTCATAATTTTATATCATTTAATCATAATATGTATAATAAAAAATTAGAAGGTATGTATGGAGGATTAGAATTTACTTCTCCTAATAGAAATGTTATTATACTTGATATTAGTGGAAGTATGACAAAAAGTATTTCTATTAATATATTATTAATGGCAAAAACTATGAGCGAAACTTATTATGCTGATATATTAATTACAGGCACAAAAAGTATATTATATCCTTATGAAGAAATACATACGTTAAATATAGAAGATATATATAACGCAATTGGTGGTGGAAATGAAGGTGAATATTTTAAAAAAATATTATCAGAACCTAAAAATTATAAAACAGCAATTGTATTTGGTGATAATGATTATCCAGGTAGCTATTCATATTATAAGATAACAGATGAAGATGGTAAAAAATTATGTAAGTGGAATATAAATGAAATTATTTCATTTCATAAAGATTATAATGATAAACTTGCAGGATATGCAAGATGGTTTACTACTAAAAATATTCAATATATTAAAAATTGGGTTAAATATTTAAATTAAAAAAACAATAAAAACAAACAAAATGGACAAAAAATTTTTAAAACAAGGTGAAGTTGTATTAATCAATGGGGGTTATCTATCAAATAAAAATAGCGAACCTATTTGTAATGCTGAATTTGTAGAAGCTCAACAAAGAATAGAATTTTTAGATAAATTTATACAAGAAGCTAAAAAACATGATTTTGAAGGAAAACAAGCAGAAAATTTTGATAACTTTAGAAGTAATTTTATTATAGATTTTTCACAAACAAAAAATGTAAGTTTTATAAATATTCCAACAAAACCTAAAAGTAAATTACAAGATGAATTATTAGCAGAAACTTTAAAATTTGTTAATTTTGAACATGAAAAAGAATTAGCAAAACGAATAAATTATCATTTGCAAAGATTTATTATAATTAAAGAATTTGAAGAGTTTGGATTATTTTTCACTAATGATATTGTTAAATTAAACAAAATTTATACATTAGAAGAAATAATTAAAATTATTTCGGAAAATGTTGAATTATTAGATAAATAGTCTTAATTTAATTAATAACAAAACTCAATAATTTAATGTTATTGAGTTTTTTACTTTTAATATATGCAAAAAATTATAAATGAAGCTATTGAATGGCTTAAAAATTCAAGTACAGAAGAAAAAAAAGTTAAAGGTTGTATTACAGGAAGTTCTTTATTAGGATATTTTGATGATGACTATCATCAAGATATAGATGTATTTATATATGATAAAAAATCATTTATTAATTTATTAGATAAAATGTATTATGACGATATGTTTCAATTATTAAATCCACTTGAAAAATGGAAATTTATGAAAGAATTTAATGAAGAAAATTATAAGCAACAATGGTTAACAACTATTAAATTTACATATAATACTTGTATTCCAATAAATATAATATTTAAAAAAGATAAAAATAATATATTTGCCGTTTTATCATCATTTGATATGGATATTGTTGCAAAAGGGTACGATATTCAAACTAAACAATGGCTTGATTTAACAGGAAATTCTACTATTACTAAAATAGCAGATTGGAATAAATGGAATACTCAATATTATTCTTCTGAATTATGGGAAAAAAATAAAATATTAAGACAATTTGTTAGAATTATAAAATATTATAAAAGAGGATACAATACTGATAAAATAGTACAAAAATATTTAGAAATTTTAGATGAAATATTAAATTATAATAATATTTTTAATTCATCTGATTTTAAAGAACAATTAGAATTAAATAAAAGTAATGCACAAACATTAAAATTAATATTTTCTACATGGTTACAAAATCATGAAATTACACAAGAAGAATTAATAAAATTAAATAATATATTAAAATAAAACATGAAGACAATAAACGATTATTTTGATGATTTAATAAAATCATCAAATAAAAAAAGTAATAAAAGTGTAACTGAAATTTGGAATGGTATAATTGATAAAAAAAATTATGATGAGTTAGGATTTGATAGTAAAGAACACTTAGATATTTGGATTATAAATAATCCTTATTCTAATCTTTAAATTAAAAATTGAAAATTACAATTATGAATAAAATACAAGATTTTATAACTAATAATGCTCTTGATTTATCAGGACAAGGTTCAGAATTAAATGGTAATTGTTTACTTATAGCAAGTTATGCATCATATTTAAAATTTGATGAAGATGAATTAATAAAAAATATAGAAATTTTAAATTTAAATAGAAAATCTTATTTAGAAATATTAAGATTATTTGATTATGCTAATAAACATAATTATGCTAAAGTATGGAAAACTGAAGATTATAAAAAGAAATATATTTACTAATGAGATATTTAGGTGGTAAACAAAGAATAAGTAAATATTTAATTCCCTTTTTACAAAATGAAACTATACACATATTTGTAGATGGGTTTTGTGGGGGATTAAATATTATGCCTTATATAAAAGCAAATAAAAGAATTGCTTTTGATGTTAATTTACCTTTAATTTCTTTGTATAAAGCATTACAAAATAGAAGTATAGAATTACCAAACATTATTACAGAACAAGAATATAAAGAAGCTAAATTATTAGACGATATTAATCCTTTAAAAGCATTTATAGGATTTGATTGTAGTTTTAGTGGTAAATATTTTGGTGGAATGTGTAAAGATAATACAGAAAGAAATTATACTTTAAATGCAAAAAATTCTTTATTAAAGACTTTTAAAAATATAACAATAAATGATGAATTTATATGTTGCAATTATAAAGATTTTAATATTAAAAATGCTACTATATATTTAGATCCACCTTATGAAAATACAACTAAATATAGTGAATACATTAATCACTTAGAATTTTGGGAATGGTGTAGAAATTTAGCTAAAATGAATAAAGTATTTATAAGTGAATATAATGCACCTTCTGATTTTAAATGTGTTTTAGAAATAGAAACTAAAACTGAAATTAGAACTAAATTAAATGGTAGAGAAAAAAGAATTGAAAAATTATTTACAATATGAGAACATTTTTAGTTAATGCTAACAAAAACAGTAAAAATTATAAAAAACCCCTAATTAATTGGGGTTCTTTAAATTTAAATACTGAATTTAAAGGAAATTTACCAAATGGATATAATTTAGCAATTAATCCTACACCTGGTATTATTATAGTTGATGTAGATGTAGATGATGAAAAAAATAAAAATGGTTTTAAAAATATTCCAGGATATTATCAAGGTAATAGTATCTTTGAAGAATTATGTGAAACATATCATTATCCTACTAAAAGATGTGGACAGCATTTCTGGTTAAAATATACAGGTAATAAAAATCTTCTTAATTCAGCATCTAATCAATCAATTGATTTAAGAATTGGTCCTACTATTATTAATAATGAAATTGTTAATAATGGTGGATATGCTATTTATTATCCAGCTATTAATGGAGATAATATAAATAATCATTTAAGTGAAATTAAAGAAACTTCTTTAATGTTAAACGAATGGATAGAAAAACTTTTTTGTTAAATTATAAATATTAAAATATGAAAATAAAAAGAATAAAAAAAGAAAGTATAGTTGTAATTAATAATATAATTTCAATTATAATTCCTTATTATAAATATTGGATTAGTAAAAACTTATTAACAAATGAACAAATTATAATAACAAATAAAAATTTTAAAATTGAAAAATTAAAAACTAATTTTAAAATTATAAATGATACTATAAATATTTATTTTTATTTAGAATTTAATAAGTTTATAGAAAAATTATTAAAAGAATATCCATTTGAAGAAAATGTTGAAAATTGGAATGAATTTAAAGAAATTACATCTGATATAATAATATATAAGAATAAACCTTATAAATTAATAAAAATATATAAACCTTTTGTAAAAAATTATGTATAATACACGCAATAGTTATCTTCAATATAGATATAAAATCTTTAAAAATATTAATACTGTATTACATTCTATAAAAACTTTAAATAAATATTATTCTATTCTTCCTACATATCAATTTATGTATATGTATAATGAAGAATTAACATTAGTCAAATATATAGAAGATGATTTATTTAATGGTGAATTAAAAATGATTAAACAATTTACATTAACCAATAAATTAAGAAATTCAATTTTTAAATATTTCAGTTATTCAATTTTATTAAATGCTATATTTAATAATAAATTTGAAACGTTATTAGAAAAAATATTAACTATTAATTTAAATAATATTGTAATTGATAATAAAGGAAATGAATTAATAATAAAAGGAATATGGAAAGAATATAATAAAGACAATAGATTAATAATAGTAAAGTTACATTTAAATGATATTTTATTAGAAATAGATTGTACTAATATAAAAGAATTATTAAAATTAACAAAATATTATATTAAACCATAAATGCAAACAATTGAAGTTTTTGATCTCGAAATAACTGAATTTAGTTTTATATATGGCGGATTTGATACTTTTACAAAAAAATATAATATATTTATAATCTCTATATATAGAGATGATAGAATATTATTAAAAAATCATATTGATAATTTAATAAAAGAACATTCTTACCAATGTGGATTTAATAATTTAGATTATGATTATCCTTTACTTCATTTTTTAATACTTTTAAGTAATAAAAAAAATTATTTAAATTTATCGGTATATGAAATTTTAGAAAAATTAAATGATAAAAATAGACAATTAATTCCTGATGATAAAATAAAGAAAAATAATAAATATGGAAGTAAAAATTATAATGTAATATATAAACCTTTAATTCCACAAATAGACATTTTTAAAATAAATCATTGGGATAATCCTAATCGCAAATGTTCTTTAAAAAAGGCTGAAATAAATATGCGATTTAATAATGTAGAAGAATTTGATTGGTATGATATTAATGAAGTAAATTATACAGAAGAATTAGAAAATAAATTAATTACTTATAATATAAATGATATAAATGCAACAAAAGAATTATATTATTTAACAAGAGGGCAATTAGATGAAATAACTGTTGATTTTCCAGGAATGAAAGATTTATATTCAGAAGATAGAATATTATTTAGAATACAAATGTCTAAAAAATATAATGTAAATATGATGAATTATTCTGATGTAAAGATAGGAGAAGAAATAAATAAAATTACATATTTATCTTTAACGAAAAAATCATGGAATGATATTAAAAATTATAGAACTTTTAGAGAATATATTGATATAAAAGAATTAATACCTAATTATATAAGAACTGAATTTAAAGATAAACAATTAATTGAATTATTAAATGTTTTAGATAATACAACAATAAATGTAAATACAGAGCAAAAAGAAGAAAATAGTAAAAATAAATCATTTGAATATAAATTTTTATATCATGGTAATTTAATATTTGTAAAATTAGGAGGAATACATAGCAAAGATATAGCAGGAAAAACAATTGTTTCTGATAATGAACGATTTGAAGAACATGATGTATCTTCTATGTATCCAACAGCTATTATAGCAAATAAACGATTTCCACAACATTTAGGAAAAGAATGGTTAATAGGATATACAAATATTAGAGACGAAAGAATAAAATTAAAACCTTTAAGTAAGACTGATAAACATATAAAAATGATTGTAGATACATATAAATTATCACTTAACGGAGGAGGTTATGGAAAAACAAACGATAAAAATAATTATCAATATGACCCTATTGTACAATATGCAACTACTATAAAATGTCAATTAGATATATTATTATATACACAATATTTATTTGATAAAATTCCTAATTTAAAAATAGAATCTTATAATACAGATGGTATAAATATAATATATGATACTAAATATTATAATGATGTATTGAAAGTAAAAGAAAAATGGGAAGATGTTATTAAAGGTGAATTAGAAATAACAGGATATAATAAAGTTATTAGATTATCTGTTAATGATTATATTGCTTTAAAAACTAATGGAAAAACTAAATTAAAGGGTCAATTTGAAATAGCAAAAGAAATTCATAAAGATGCTTCGTCTCATATAGTGAATATAGCATTATATGAATATTTTATTAATAATATTCCTATTGAAAAAACAATAAAAGAAAATGATAATATTTATAATTTTTTAAATACAATAAGAATACAAAATACAAAACAAGGTAGATGGGAATTATATCATACATTTATAGAAAATGGAGAAAAACGCAAAATTAAAATGCAACGTATTAATAGATATTATGTATGTAAAAATGCTAATCATACAATTATAAAAGAATTAAATGATGGAGAAAGTTTTTCTTTTATTGAAGCAGGATATAATGTAAAAGAATTAAATAAAGTTATAGATACAAATGCAAAAAATTATGATATAAATTATAATTATTATTTAAAAAAAGCAAGAGATATAATTCAAAAAATCGAAGACAAACAACAAAAATTATTTTAATATGAATTGGAGGTTATATACAGCATTATTCTATTTAAAGAATAATAATTTAGAAGCATTTTATGATTTATTATTAATAAATAATAAAATAAATAATATAAAAGAAAATAAAGATTTATTATATCTTCATGAAAATGGATATATAAAATTTATATCTTATTCTAAAATAATATTATTACAAAAATCAGAAGATGTATTAGAGAAAAAAAACAAAAAAGAAAATATAGAAAAAAAAATTGAATTAGATGACCATTTTTTAAATGATTTTAGTAAAGGATTTCCAATAGATAGATACGGACAAAAAGATGAATTAAGACGTGTATTACAATCATTTTTGAATACACATAATGAATATACAAAAGATGAAATAATTGAAGCAAAAAATAAATATATTAAAAGTAAAAGTGCTGAAAATTTCACTTATGTATTAAAAACAAATAATTTTGTATTAAAAGAATTAGAGAATTATTTACGTTTTAATAGACTTGAAAAAGAAAGACCTAATTCTAATAATATAAGTACAAACGGAACCATACTTGATTGGTAATGATAGATTATGCAAATTCAACATTTTCTTTTATTAATAATGGTCGAAAAGGTAATAATACAGGATTTAATTATTCTATTGATAAATTAAATAACCACGTTAAAATTTGGGAAGGAAGATATTATTTAATATTTGCATTATCTGGTGTAGGTAAATCAAAATTTGTTTATCATCAACATATATTTAATGTTATAGACCAACAAATAAATCAAAATATAGTTGAAAATTTACATATTGATTTATATTCATTAGAAATATCACCTGTTACTGTAATGGGAATTATGATAATATATTATTTACAGAAATATAAAAATATAATTACAGATACTAATCAATTATTTTCTTTTGAAAATAAAATCCCTGATAATTTATATCAAATTGTAAATTCAAATGAAGTAAAAGAATATGTACAAAATATTAATAAATATTTAACTATTTATACATCTTTGAATTTTCCAGGATTAATAAATAATACTGAAAAATATTTAAAATCATCAGGAACTATGATTAAATCAGATAATAATCATATTTTATCTTATACTTCAAATTATGATAAAAAATTATATGAAGTTATTATTGACCATATTAGTTTATCAAATAATATAGGTTCAAAAGGAAAGTATGAAAGTATTGGTGATTATTCACGTTATTTATTTGCTATGCGAAATTTAACAGGAATAACTCCTGTTGTAATACAACAAGTAAATCCCGATAGAAGTAGAAAAGCTGAAGATACAGTATCTCCTTCACATGAAGATTTACGTGATAATAAAGAAACTTTTAATGATTGTGATATTGGTTTAGCCATAGGTAGTCCATTTAAACATAAAATTACAGATTATAATGGATATAAAATATATCCTAATTTAGGTTCACAATATGGAGATGGCTTACAAGATAGATTTAGATTTATCGAAATACGTAAAAATAGATATGGTGGTGGTTCTAATAGAACAATACCAACTGAATTTATTGGTGAAACTTCAAGTTATTTTAATATAAATAAACCTATTGATTTAACACAAGAATATTACTTAAAAATAAATAACATTGCAAAAACATTTTAAAATAAATTATGGCAAAAATATGTGGAATTATGGGAGATACAGGATATGGAAAATCTATATCCCCCGTAGTACCTCCTGATGGAGTACTAAAAGAAGATGAATATAATGGAATTAATCCAAGTACAACATGTATATTTAATTTAGATAAGAAAGAATTACCTTACGCAAATTATATTAATAATTTTCCAGTATGGAAAAAAATATTTGGTGATTTTCTAAAGAAAAATGTACTTAAACCAAATGATGAAGAATTAATACCATGGATAGAAGCTGCTACAAAAAAACCTGAAATTAATACAATTATCATAGATACTTTTAGTTTAGGTATGTTTAGGCATAGAATGAAAACAGAAGAACAAAAAGGATATGAAAAATGGAATAATTTAAATGTTAAATTTTGGAAATTATTAGAAAATATACAAGAAAATAAACGTGATGATTTAATAGTATGGATATTTTTTCATATAGAAGAAGGTAAAGATAGAGAAGGTAATACAGTATATCATGCTAAAATGGAAGGAAATTTATTAACTAAAATTCCCGAAAAAATTATTACTAATATGTTTTTTGCTACAAAAGATGGTGATAATTATGTATTTGAAACTCAAGCAAATGGTACAACAGCAAAAAATCCACCTTTATTATTTGATAATAAAATTCCAAATTCATTAAAATTAATAGAAGATACATTAAGAGGTATTAAAAATTATAGAAATATTAAATAAAAAATTATGGCATTTATACAAAGCACAAGACAAAATCCTATGTTAGCACATAGTAAAATAAATAAAATTCAAAAAACATTTGTAAAATTTAAAAATGTTCCTTATGGTGAATGGCAAATAAATCAAGCTGTTTATCGTATTAAAAAGAAAAATGGAATATTATATAATTTATTATTTATAGGAAATCCTTATAAAATTGGATTAGCTGAATATAAAAATGATGGAATTAAAGAAGAATTAAAATCAAAAAAAGGAATTTTATTACAAAGTAATACAGATGACTTATTCTTTGTTATTAATGATGAAGGTAGAAATACTAAAATAAGTAAAACTTGGGCAACATTAGAAATTAGAACATTATTACATTATGTTCCTAAATTAAATTCATTATTAGATATAAATGAAGAAAATGAAATATTATTTAATATTGATGATAATAAACAATCATTTATGGCAATCGGATTAGGTATTGATGGGGTAATGTTTGAAGGATATAAATTACAATATGTTAAAAAACTTCATAATAATATCATAACTGAACAAAATACACAAACTGTTGAAACAAAAACAAACTTTCAAGATATAAATTTAGATGATTTAGTATAATATTTATTATTATTTTTATAAAAATTAATTAAAATTAAAAAAAAAAACAAAATTATGGCATTTAATAAAGAAAACGTAACTGCAAATGTAGAAAATGTATTAGTTTATGGAATTAATTTAAAAAATCAATTATTACCATATATAAATTTATCTAACGAACAAAAAAGTAAATTAGGATTAAGAACATTTGATAATGAACCAGAATATATTTTAAATAAAAAAGATGATTCTGGTATAGAATATAAACAAGCGGTTATAGAATTATATGTAAAACCATTATATAGTGAATTATTAGTAAATAATGAAATTTATCCTATTAGATTTTATATTGATAATATACAAAGAGATATATCTCAGACAGGAAAATATCAATATATTAATAATGATGGACAAACTCAATGGTTAATGTCTCCTGAAGATACAGTAGATAATAGATTTATGACTAATACAACAGGATTACGTATAGCATATAAAGGTGAAGTTGATTTTCTTGATGCTTTAAAAAGTATGAATGGTATAAATTCAGGAATAAGTATTTCTAATTGGAATAAAATATTTAATGGTGATTTTTCAGAAATTAAAGAAACTTTAAAATCTGTACAATCATGGTATCTTGAAAAAAATAAAAAACAAAAAGAATTTAGTTTATTATTTAGTATTGCTACTAAAGAAAAAGTAGATGATCAAGGAATAAATAAAACTTATTTTGTACAAAATATATATACACAAGCATTTACTGAAAATACAATTAGAAAAAAATTACAAGGTAATGAAAAACGAGGGTATCCTTATAAAAATATATATCAAGATAATGGTATTCTTACAAATTATTTAAAAAGATTTAATCCTTCCTCAATAGATGAAGATAAAAATGATAATAATTCATTATCTGATTTTCCATTTGGTAATTAATTAAAAGGGGATAAATTCCCCTTTTTTTATTTAAAATTTAAATATGTTTATACCTCCAAAATATATCAATTTATCTGAATATATATTAGATAATATAAATGAAATTGATATATATCAATATTATCTTAATAAAAAAATAAAACATATTCCTTTTAAATCTCAATCGCCATTTCATAAAGACGAACATCCTTCATTTTCATTATTTAGTAAAGATAATCATATATTATGGAAAGATTTTACATTAGGAACAACAGGAAATGTGTTTACATTTATAATGAAATTATATAATTTAAATTATTTTGATAGTTTAAAAAAAATTAATGAAGATTTAATAATTAAACAAATTTCAAATATTATCATTAAACAAAAATGTAATACAATAAAAAATATAGAAAAAAGTAAAATAGATTTAGTATTTTATTATTTTAAAGATAAAGAAATACCAAAATCATATTGGAATTATTGGAATAAATATAAAGTAATTACAAAAGAAATATTAGATAAAAATAATGTAAGGTGTCCTAAATATGTTTATTTAAATAATAATTTACATTTTTCTTATAAAGATGATGATATATTAATTAGATATACATGGAAATTAAAAAATGATAATAAAAATTACTATAAAGTATATAAACCTTATAATAATC